GAAAATGTTGGTGACTCTTCTCTGGAACTAGGAGAAGAACACTTAATTTCTAGTGTAGATAATACCGCAAACACTATTTCTTTTAATGTTCAAACAGATGACGAAACCGGGAGGACTGGTGTAAAATTTCAAAGACAGGTATCAATCGGGCTAGGCTTTATGCATATGCCTGCACCTGAGTTCGGAGTGTATCACCAACGTCGATTAATTGTTCCGTTTCGTTATAACCAAAAAAGCATTAACCCCGGATTGCCAACTGCATTTACGGAAATAACTTCTACCGGAGTAAGAGATGAAATAGCTGTAAGTGATATTCTTGACTCAGATACATACGATCAAGTTTATGCTAAGTTTAGATTTAATGCCGGAACTGCTGACTTTACGGTTGGGCTTCATTCGTTTTCTGATGACAAGCTGTTGGTTTTTAATCGTAACAGTATTCATTTAGTTGCCAACAGTGGAAATCTTCAGACGGCTCAGACTCAGTTGTTAACTAACGAGGTCGGTTGTGTTGCCCGGGATAGTATAATTCAGGTAGGAAACAATGTTTTGTTTTTATCTGACAACGGTGTATACGGGGCAAACTTCCAAGACCTTTATAATCTTCGTGGCAATGAAGTTCCTTTGAGTGAGTCAATCAATAATACTATGCAGTTGATTAACAAGGACTTGTGGGATAGAAGTTCCGGGGTTTATTTTGATAATCGTTATTACCTAGCCATTCCCCTTAACGAGGAAACGGTTACGGTTGACGGAGAAGGAAACGTATCAGCAGAAATAACCCGTGCTCCGTTTAATAATCGAATCATTATTTATAACTTTCTTAACAAGCAGTGGGAATCAGTTGATAATGTAGGGGACAGCAACTTTGAATACAAGAAACTTATTGTAGCCGGTGACGGAGAAAACCGTGGTGTTTATAACCTCAGCACAAATGGCGGCATTCACAGACTTGATGTATTAGATCAAGGCAATGACCGTGTGATTACTGAGGTTGCAGTTGGATCAGAAGACTTGGTCACTACACCAAGCATCGAGGGAGAAATGACAACCCGGATGTTCACTAATCAAACGATTGACCGGAAAAAGTGGAATAACTTTGAGATGCAGGTTCAATCACATATTGACTTAAAGTCAGATTTCTTTATTACTGGTATAACAGAAAATGTTGATGATACAATAGATCTGAAACAATTATCTTCTTACCTTAATAATGAATTACTTCCTGAAGACGAAGATGTTTCTATCCGGGGACGGATCGGGAACAGACGAGCCTACGGATTCCAGTTTAAAATTGACCGGACTACCGGTCGTCCTCGTGTTCGTAGCCTAAAGGTTGCGGCGGCAGAAGCATTTAGATCAATAAGAGAAGCAACATAATGGCAACTATTTTAAATACAACTCAAGAATATTTGGCGGCGGATGTCGTCACTCATACTAACTTAAATAACATTATAGGTGGCACAACCTTTCAAACCGGAGTTGACGGAGCTACGGACGATGTAAGCCTAGAGGTAGCTACCGGCGGATCATTGCGAATAAAAGATGACGGAGTAACTACTCCTAAGATCCTTGATGCTAATGTAACCAAAGCTAAGTTAGAGGATATATCCGCTCCCCTTAGACTTCTTGGTCGAACCACAGCCGGAGCAGGTGCACCCGAAGAAGTTACCGTTAATGACGATGATGACCTTTCTTCGGCATCAGCTATTACCTTAGCTACGGATGAAAGCATTAAGGCTTATATAGATAAGTTAAAACCAAATGTAGTTCAATCAGTAAAAAGCGATACTTTTGTAAATTTAAATCCACAAAACCAATGGAATGAACTGACTGGATTATCAGTTGACATTACTCCTAAATTTGCTAACTCTAAAATTCTAGTTGAAGCTATGGTTTCTAGCTCAACTAATAATGCTAGCTACGGAGTTCTGTTTAAACTAGTTAGGGATACAACAGATATTGCACTAGGTAATACTGATGGTGCCCGGACACGGTGTTCATTTACTGGAGGATATTCCGGCGGAAGAAATTGCCCATCTAACGGTGTTAAGTTTCTTGATAGTCCGACTATAGTGGCAGGAACACCTATAAATTATCAAGTTCAATGCTACCTTGAAACTACGGTGGATATATACGTCAATCGTACTTTTACTAATACTGATGCCAACGAAATACCTCGACCGATTTCTTCGATAACCGTAACTGAAGTTTATCAATAAAACAAAAGTTTAACAATTTAAATTATGTCACTAATACAATCAGGTAAAACTTTTAACGATGGTGAGCAGTTAACTGCCGGCAAGTTAAACCAAATGTTTTCGGATGCAAATCTTAGCACTGCCGGTGTAGACGGAACGTCAATCATTGTTAATGCAAACAATGTGCTTGCGGTAAGAAGTATTAACAGTTCACGTATTGATAGTGGTGCTGTTATTACGGACAAGTTGCCGAACAGCACGGTTACCGCTACTGACGGCACACCTGACGGTGTTACCCTTCCTAAGATTCAGCACATTGAAACAGATAAGATTCTAGGAAGAACCACAACGGGCGATGGAATTGTCGAAACAATAGGACTTAACACGGATGATGCAATGGCTAGTGCCAGTGCTACAACGTTGGCAACTGACGGTAGCATTAAGGCTTATATAGATTCAGGTACAATAGGTATCAATCAAACGTGGCAGGCAGTTACTCGTCTTATAGATGACACTACAGAATACACCAATAGTGAAACAAAACCAATAACCGTTCTAGTAAATGCTAGATACATAGATGTAGGGAATAGTGATGACCTTCAGGTTTATATGAGAATTAAACCCAGTGGAGGTTCTTTTTTGACTTTACCTCTCATAGACCAGATAGGTCATTTTGGATATTCTTCTGACACAGGCAGTGCTATTATTCCGCCCGGTTCTACCTATAAGTTTCTTCAAGGTAGTGGAGGTCCTACTATTACAAATTTTCAATTTTATGAATTAAGGTAATGAACCCCCTCCTTCAATCAGTTCAACTGGCATTGCAAAATGCCGAACAGAAAGAAGCCCTCGATCAAGTAGATGAAGCAGTTAAATTTTGTATTAAACATGAAAACGGAAAAGTATTCGATGGCTGGGACGAGAGCCTTATACGTCTCATGGTCGCATACCACTGGGCAAAGAAAACTTTAATAGTTCACAAAAATGAAGACAAGACTATCAGAGGTGTATTCATGTGGTATAATTGCGACAGGAGTGACGGATGGGATTTTATTAATAACTGGAAACCTGACAAGGAAGACGGAGATAGCATATTCATGGCTTTTGTTTTTGCTGACGGCAAGGACTCCTTTAAGGAATTAACAAAGGACTTTATTAATAAATGCCCGGAAATTCTTACGAAGAATAAGATAGGATTAAGATACAGAAACGGATTTCCAAAACGAATAATTTACAGCAACAAACTTTTTAAAAAAATAATTAACCAATAAATATTATGGGCGGCAAAGGCGGAACAAAAATTAATCAACCACCACCAATCGATCCGGGCAAGGCTCAGGGCGAATATCTTTTCGGGACTAGGTTCCGGAATGACTATGACGGTGTAACGGATCCCCGCTTGCAAGAACGTATTATTGGAGCAGAAGAAATGTTCCGTCCTCGCTATGCGGCACTTGAGTTAAATGATATACAAACATTTGCTCAAGGTTATGAAGGTGGAGATGTAACTAACCAACAGTATGCCCAATCAGAAAGACGTATTGCTGACTTAGAGGCGGACCTTGCTGGCACTCCTGAACAAATAACAAATACTCAAAGCCTTAAATCAGGGTTTGGTGGATTTGGTAGAGGTAGAGCTATAACTCGATCAGTCAAGGTTGCTAATCCGCAGTATGCTCGTCTTGAATCACAGCTTGAAACCGAACGGGAAAGACTTTCCCAACTTGAACCTACGGTTTATCGTGAAAGACAAGGAGGGTTGTTTGATTTACTGGAGGAGTCCGGACGTAGGGCTTCCGAACTTCAACGTGAGTCACTTGGTTTACAACGTGCGGACGATGTTCGATCACTCCAAAATCTTGCTCCTCAAGTAGTTCAGGCATATCGTGATGCTGACCCTCAGTCCGCCCGGCTGGCAGATCTAGCGGCACAACAAGCTGAGTCAGCATTTGAAAGAGCTTCGGGACCAATGGGGTTCGAGGCTCAACGTCAAGTTGATCAATCAGTATTAGGAAATCTTGGTGGCACAGCCTTTGCACAGCAAGGTCGTTCGGCTCTTGAAGCCGCCCTTGGACGTGAACAATACCAGCAAGGTCGTGAGCAGTTTGCGGCAGGGCTAGGGCAGGGAGCCTTTGGTCAATCACGTCAACTAGCAGGTGATTTAGGTGCGGCTATTCTTGGTCGCCCATCACAGGGACTAGCATTAGGCGGACAAGTTCTTGGTCAAGCTCAGGCACAAGCCGGCGGTCCAATGGGACCACAGTTGTTTGATCCAAACGTTGGTATCAATATGGCTATGTCCCAAAGATCAGACAACATGAATCTGCTTGGTGCACAAGCTCAGGCTGATGCCTCTCGCCGTTCCGGAGCAATGGGTGCCTTTGGGTCAATAGCCGGTGCGGCAATTGGTTTGTGTTGGGTAGCTCGTGAAGTCTACGGACCTACTAATCCTAAGTGGAAACAATTCCGTGAATGGATGTTGAACGATTCTCCAAGTTGGTTCCGCAAACTATACATTAAGCACGGAGAGAAATTTGCTAAGTTCATTTCCGATAAACCTCGTATCAAAGCAATCATTCGTAAGTGGATGAATACAAAGATTAAATAATTATGGCATTTCAAACAGGAACAAAAGTTGACCCTCGCCTGATGATGGCGGACTACAGTGGCTTTGCTAAGGCGGCTGAGATTGAAGCACAAGGTATGCAAAACCTAGCCACAGGTTTAACTGACGGCATTAAGAAGTTTGCCAAAAAGAAAGATGACGACAAGAAAATAAAACTCGGGGTTGATTATACGATGGGTTTTATAAACCAAGAACCCAATTTGGCTAGAAGTTTAGGAATAGAATTTGAAGATAAGGAAGGATTTTATGATGAAGATATAGCCAGAAAATCTGCCAACGACTATGTTAAGATTAGCGGAATTGATAAGCTGACTGAAAATATTTTAGCAATGCAAGGTCTAGCACAGAAGTCTAGATCAAATGCTACTCAACAAAACATGGCTCAACGAGAAGAATACTTTAATCCGGTTGCCACTGATAGGTTGGGAGCACTTGCACTAACGTTAGGGAACGAAATTGTAGGTAACCAAATACTGCATGATACAAATCCCGGTGCCGGAAAAACTCTTGTTAATATTAAAGACTTGCCGCAGGATCATGTTATGTATCAAACATTTTTTGGTAAACCCGGATCGGGTCCGTTTGGATTAATTCCCGAAATGAACTCAGTGGTTCCCGGCATTCAGTCGGGGGGAGTTATTAAGTATAGACCAACCATAGAAGAAATTCCCACCCTTGAGCCAACTGAATCATTGGTTGACACAAGTGGATTTTCAGTAGCTACAGATTAAAAATATACCTTAATGATTACAACAACTGTTAACACTCCTGACGGTGGAACTATAAAGATACAACACCCGGAGGGTGCCACCGAAGAGTCTATTCTTTATTTCGCTAAACAACAGTTTGGCAAACAGCAATCTGAAGATCAAGTTGAGGAGCAAGTAGAATTAAATACTCAAGCCACGGATGGAGTAACCACTGAAGTCAGTGAAGAGGAGCAAACTTTTACCGGGGCACTTCGCGATGGAATTGAAAGCATCAAGGAGCAAGGTGTAATACAAACCCTTAAGGATGCTAAAGACTTTGTCTTGCCCGATGAAGGGGCAAAGTTGTCGGATCCTGTTCGCAGTTTTGGAGCCGGAGCCGCCCAAGAGGGTGTTGAAACTGCGGCTGGTGTATCACAGATTATTGGCGAATACAAACTAGCTGATTCTCCTCTAGCAATGTGGCGGATGGCAAATGGTCCAATGGCAAGGGGAATGTCGGGCATGGGTGGCTACGTGCCAATGCCACCTCAATCTGTTCTAGATGAACAAGCGGAATGGGACGAAAATAAAGCCGCCGCAGTTAGACTGGGGCAAATGGAAATGGCGGAGGATTTACGTGGGGAAGTAGATGCAATGCAAGACACCTTTGGTGTAAGCGAAGAATGGCAAGAGTCAGGAGTCGGTATGTTTAGTAATGCACTCGGAAGCATTGTTCCTCAGTTATTTACTATGGGCAAATCCTACCCCATAAGCTATTATTCAAGAGCAACAAGAACTGCGGAAGAAACTTTAGGAAAACCGTTTTCTGAGTTCACAGAAGAAGAAAGGGATTCGGTCAGACCGGCGGCACTCATAGGCGGTGTTACAGGGTATCTTATTCAACGTATCACACTTGGTTTAATTGGGGCAAAAAGTCTTCAAAAGTTTATTGACGGAAAAACTCAACTAAGTGGAAGAATAATTGCCGATGGAATAAAGGCTTTTATAATTGGTTTTAATGCAGAAGGATTTCAAGAAGCAGAGGAAGCATTTCAAATGGAAGCCTTTGCTAAATTCTTTTATGATAGAGAAAGAGATTTATTTTCTTACGAGAATGTAACTGAATACATTCAAAACTATATTCTTGGAGGTTTTGTAGGAGGTGGTACTCGCACGGGCACGGATACCACCATTAATATTATTGAAAAATTTAATAATAAACTTGTTAACGAAGAACTAACCGTAGGTGGCTTGTCTCCGGAACGGGCACAAAAAATTATTACCGCACCGAGAATAAAGGCAACTTACACAACACAGGAGGGGATCCAAGAAGAGGTCTTTATTTATTCTGAAAACAAAGAAGAAGCTCAAGGATTATTAAATGAAGCATTAGAAAAGGAAGGAAAGGTTCTTTCTGATCAACCCGTTGAGTTTGAAACAGTTGTTCCACCTCGTGCGGATCAAGAAACTTTTGTTCCCGGGGAAGACTATGTTCCTGTTGCTGGACCAGAAGGAATGGACATCGATACTTCTGAGGGCATCGCTAAAATTGTCCGTCAAAAAATTGACCTATACGGAGAAGAAGGATTAGCACAATTAGAGCTAGAGGCTAATGCCACAATGGATCCTATTGCGGCGGCTTATGTTAGTCTCGAGGGCAACAATTATATTAAGTATAAACAAGCCAACGATCTAAGCATCATTGAAGAAACCGAAGCTGATGAAACACAGGGGGATCAAGATGCCGACGAGGATATTGATGAAGGCAAAGCACTTGAAAAACAAAGACAAGCTAGAAGAAAACAACTCGAAGGATTTAAATCAGGAAAGAAGTTCATTGCACTAGAAGACAAAAAAGAAAAGCTAGAGGCAAAAGCTCTAGCCCTAGAGGATGAGCTAGCTGATCTTCCCTTTAAACTTCAAGAAGAAAACGAAGGATTGCCTGCCGAAGAAATACGAGAAGAAGCAAAAGTTCAAGGTAGAGTAATTAGGGAGAAGCAACGACAAGTCGAGACACAGCTTGCCGCAGTCAATGGAGAAATTTCAAAGCTAGAGCCGGAGGTTGCCGAAGAAATAGAGGCGGATAGAAACCTTAGCACAGGAAGAACCTTTGTTGGAAAACTGTTGGGGAAACTAATGTCTCCTCTTAGCGAATCAGTCAGTAGAATAGATGGAAGATTCAAGGGTGTGTTCAGAAACTACGAACGAAGGCTATCCACTCAACTTCTTCAGGACTTTAATGAAGTCAAAGATGGGTTTGAAACTCTTGAAAGATTACGTAAGTCAAGAAATCCAAGGGACAAAGCCGACTACAGACGTTTAAAACAATTACTTTTATTGGACAACGGAGATGCAAATAACGATTCACAAGAGGAGAGTCAAAGAATCTTAGAGCAAGCTCAAGAACGTGAACGTGAAAGATTGGCTCAAGCGGAAGCGGAAGGCATTGACCCTTCTGAAGTTCCGCCCACCGGACAGCCCGGTGTTGAGTATGTGAACGGTATCCCTATACTTAATAACATTAACCAACAGCCGGACGAATCTATACTCGAGGAGTCAACCATCTTGGATGAATTTGGAAATGTTATAAATCCGGGAACAAGGTTGCCACAAGAGAACCACAACCCAGAGATTAAGCCTGTTCCGGTTCAAGGAATAAAGGGGGCAAAGCTACCCAAGTCATTGGGTAAACCAAGGGTTAATATTGGACGTGTGTCTGCTGACTTCGAGAGTGATGTAGATAGGGCACTTTACATTGTAAGACCTGACGGTAAATCAAAACGTAAAGGGGATTACTTAGATTGGCTTACCAATACACTTGGCATAAGCAAGAAGGATGTCATGGAACTAAGCCGTGACCTTGTATCCAAAACTAAGCTGGCGGCTAAACAGGCATTAAAAAATGGTAAATCGTCAGTTAAAATAAATGCTTCTCAACGTATCGTTGAAGAATCCAAACCAGACAATTACTTAGAGCAACTGTCTGAGGTGGCTAAAAATACTTTTAAGTTTGTTCGCACGGTATTTCCTAACGTTGACATTATCGTAGGCGGAACATTGGCAGAGACACGGGCAAACATTGTTCAGACTCTCAAGGGTAAGGTTGGTCTTAATCGTGCAACACAGATTGCCAATAGCTTTAGCGACATGGACAACGGTCAGGCTGTCTTTATTGGAAAAAAACCTGTCGCAATTATTATCAATGATGCTACAGCTAACTCCAGAACTGTAGCTCATGAAACTTGGGAGTTAATTCTTAATCAAGCATTTAGGAACGACCCGAAAAGGCTCAAGGAATTACAGGTGGCAATAGACAAACAGCTACGTGATTCCGGATTTGACTTATTAGCTGACAAACTTAAAAGATTTTCTGATCAGTATGACGGGGATATTCGTTACTCCGAATACTTGGCTGAGTTTGGTGCAACCTTAGTGGATTCAGGGTTTAATCAAAATTCTCTTAACCAAAAGCAAGCAGGTTTGTTGACTCAGGTTAAGAAGATCATTAACGGATTTGCAAGAGTTATGGTCGGCAAACAAATGTTTTTGGCGGATGCCAATGCAAACAATGTCATGGAGATGTTTGTTAATGTAGCCGGCAAAGTTGCCAAGGGGGAAACAGACATTGATTTTAATCAGCGAGAAGCTGATGCAACAGAAGGAGACATTGACACAAGGAGTCAAATAGATGACAGGCTAGCAATTCCGGCTGAAGTAAATGTTCCTAGTAAAGAAATACTCATGACAGAGTTAAAGCCGGGTGCTAAGAATATTGACAAGACAATGGAAAAGCTCCGTCTGTTAATTCAATCTTATCCCAATGCACTAACGGACAGGGAACAATGGGTAGGATTAATGTCCAGAATGACTGGGACTAGGTTCAAACGTGATGATGGCAATGTAGTTATTCCAATGTTCCCCGAAGGACTTAGCGAGCTAACCACGGTTGAAGGTGTTATCAAGGAGTTAAGTATTGTTTCTCAAGAGCAACGAGATCTAGCAACTGAAGGATTAAATTACGGGAAAAAAATACGTAAGCTATATGAGACCGGGAAGATGGATCAGGTTGATACTGCCTTGTATTTTCTTTGGAACGAGTTGTCAGTTGGCATAAGCCCTTACCCTCAAGAAGCCGGATTCTTACGTGCCGTTGATGCCGGCATTGATCAATGGATTCAATTAGCGATTGAGGGTAGGTTTGACCTTGATACATATTTGGCTTGGGCAAAACAAACCTTGTTGCCCGGGACGGGTGCCGGGACAGGAGCCGTTTCAAATTTAAATTCATTTGGGCGAAACTTCTTAACTAAGATTAACGACACCATCAGTGGCGGAGAGTTTGATGGAATGACCAAGATCGAAGTATTGCATTCATTGCTTACCGATAAGGACACACCAACACTCGAGCTAAGAAAGAAGTGGCACGGTGTTGCTAACAAAATGTATTTCAATAATAAGATCTTTGATTTCGTTTTGTTGACTACTGGTCGTCAGGACCTATACGTTATTGATCGTGTGCGGACTGATCAGTTCTTTGACCGGGACTCCATCATAAAGAAATATAATCTCAATCCCCGTAAGGCAACCCTCTATGATGGTTCCGATTTTAAATACGGCAACACAAAGAAGGCAGGCTTTGCCGGAATTACTCTGGATCTATCAGGTCTGGTTCTTAATGAGATAGCCGTTAGACAAACTCGAACACAGATTCAAGAAGCATACAAGCAAATTGGTGTGACCGATTCAGGAGATGTTGGTCGCTTTCACTGGGAAACTTGGGTAGCACGATCTGGTCAAGAGGTAAGTCACGGGTCCATTGATGCTATATTACAACGTAAAGACTTCGGCAAAATCTATAAAGCCGGAATCAGAAACGGCAAGTATGGTGACTACAACTTTAACTTTTCTTTTATAAAAGAAAATGATCAATCATTCAGATACGAATTTGTTGACTCCGATAGCAACACCTATACATTTGACGAGATAGATACGATTCAAAAAGAGATTGCAAAACAAAACGATCCCAAACAATCTAATTACGAACCAGAACATCGATTCATATTAAAGGATAAAAATGGAAAAATCATCAAAAGACAAACCGACTCTAGAAGTCTTGACGGAGCTTGGTATGACCAAGCCGGTGTCGATACCCAAGCCTACTTCTCCTACCTCCAAAGTCAGGCAACGGGAATCGATAAAGCACCTGATGTCGTTGAGCCTTCGGGCATAATTGTTAAGAGGCAACTGAACTACCGGGAGCCGGTAGAGGGTGTAACTTATACCGACGAAAGTCCGGACGAAATACTCAACATCAGTCAAGATGATCGAGACAAGTTCCGGACCTATGATCCGGAGACAGGAGAAGTTCGTGTCAAAAGATCAAGGGACTACGTTCTTAAGCCCGAAGCTATGCAGTTAAGGGAATTAGAAAAAGAACTACTGAAGAATCCCAACAATCAATCACTGCAAAAAAGAATACTAGAGAAACGTATTCGTTATCGTCAGCTAGCCGGGCTTATTCCCGGTCACCCTGACATCAAACTTCCCATGAGTGAGTTTGCAACTATCCCTGACGTTGCAACACAGAAGGAGATAGCCTATTCACTTGACGACAACAAACTCAAGAACGGTCTTCCCAATCCTATACTTGGTGTCAACACACAGCTCGAGGATGGTGTTCGTGTAAGTTTACGATTGGACATTCCTTCATACAGGCGGTATGGGAAGTATATTGTCTCGCTTCATAATGGAGAAACCGAAAATGGAAACACGTTGGCTTACGGACAGTTTGCCAGAATACGTGACGTTAAATTCTTTAGTCAACCTGATGCCGCAATGGGCATTGCCGCCGGTAAAGGTAAGTCTACCATTGCCCGGATGCACGGTAGTTTTGTTAATGATAATCTAAAGAACATAAAGCAGGAAGCCGAACAATATCTAGCCGGCGGAGAATGGACACAGGTTGGAATGAATCCGGAACGTGCATCTTACTTCTACAGCAAAGAAACCGGCAAGCCCGTCATATCTGCTGACGAAGTTATACAGATTGGTGCACTTGTATTGGCACGTAATGCCATAGAAGTTAACCCGGATAACCCTAGGGTTTACCAAAGGTTTAACCGGGATGCGAAGGTAAGAATACGTTTTCAAAAAAATCGTAAGGGTAGCCTTAATCCAAAGAAACGTGCAGAGCTTATTGCCAAACGTGACAAGCTGTTAAGAAAGCACGGGCTGTATGATTGGTATCATAATAAGTTCAGGGCACTGATGGATAAGAAGTATGATCAACAGCAATCAGTTGGTTATGAATCTGATTATCTTGGGGGATTTTTCCCACGTAGTATAAAGAACATGAAGAAGCTAAGGAAAAAACTTGGCTTAACAAAGAATCAGGCGGATGAAATAATTGCTATAGTTAATCGTGACCGTGTATCAAAGGGCAAGGATCCATTGACGGAAGCTGACGAAGCCATAGCCCTAGAGAACTACGTTCGCAGGAATTTTAATTCATTGCCGGCTGGAGTAAAGGTTCCCGGAAACCTTAAACCACGAGCGATTGATTTAATCCCTGATGATATGCTTGATATGTATGACGATCCCATTGATTCGTTTGCAAAGTATCTGATGGAAACAACTAATGCCGTAGAAACTAGAAGGCTTCTTGGGACAAAGGAGGAAGACGGTGTCAAACGTCCCGGAGAACTCGGATACTTAATAAACGATCTTCGTAAGAACGGTCAACTAAGTGAGGATGACCTCAAACAATTAATGAGCACGGTTGACTCCGTTTTCGGAAGTCACGGTTCAGAGATAAAGCCATTCCAGATACTACGTGGACTAACATACAATGCATTCCTTACTAACTTCAGTTCGACGTTGGTTCAGTTCAAGGACCAAGCACTTAACTTGTATCGCTTCGGACTTACGAATACCGCCAAGGGTTTTCTTAAACCAGAGATAGCCTTAGAAGAAATAGGAAAGGCAGGTAAAGTAATCAGCGAAGAAATCTCTAACTTGAATGATTCAAAGCTGTCAAAGTTGTTCAATGCTCAGACGAAGTTAACAGGATTCTCTAAGTTTGACCGCAAGATGAAGTCAAGCACCATCAATGCCGCTTGGTATCAAATGCAAAGCCAAGCAAAGGCTCCCAAGACTTCCAGAAAATACAAGAAACTCATCAGTCAACTTAAGTTTATCCAAGGGGATCAATATATATTTACTATTGCCGCACTAAAGGCAGGTGTAAAAAATGACTTTGTCCTTGAGGCTCTATACAACAAGCTGTCTGATCAACAACCGATAGGTAGATTTGAGATGCCGGAGCTATACGGTAGGTTCCCGAATCTTCGGATAGGATTTAACTTGATGTCATTTACTGTCAAGCACTTTTCTTTCATTAGATCTCAGACGTTGGAAATGATTATCCCCGAACAGGTTTCAGGCAAAAGGGGCAACCTACCTGACCGGATTCGAGGAGTAAGAAACATGATTCAGATAGCTGGATTTATGATGATGTGCGGCATACCCGTTGATGCGATTAAATTATTCTTTGCCGGTAAGCCGATATACATGGATGACTTAATCATGGAGAATCTCCTGCTTTCAACCGGGATTATAAATAAGTTTACTGTCGAGAACATGAAGAAGGTGGGCATCATCAAGGGCGGATTGCAGTATTTCGCTCCGGCGGGTGGAAGTTTATTGGAAAGCATTGAACGGATCATAAGGTCAGACGATCTTGTTGCCGAAGGGCTGAAGCTGTTATTGCCCGGGGACGAGCTATGGTATTGGAGATACTCCGATGCAGGGCAAGATCAAATCCGCGAGACAAGGCAGAGGAAGATGTTCACGGAAGGCAAGGATGAGTTAATACTCCCGGGTCAAGAGAGACCGTATGTTCCACGATCTGATCCAATGGATTTCAATGACCCCCAAGAGTTTACTCCCCTGATGGACCCTCGAGTCTTTAGGTAGTAAAAAGCCTCACCCCTGAATTAACAAGGGTGAGGCTTACCACACACTGGAGATTTAACTAGGTCTAAGAGCAGACCTCGTGGGCATCACTGCTAGCACTTACTCCGGTATAGATTATATCACTTAGATTCTTTGGTAAGAGCCGACTTGATGTGGGATTTCTCCTGCTGTAGCTCATGCCTCCGTTCCTCGAGTCTCTCTATCTGATAGGAAACCATCCGTGATTCTGCCCGGATCAAATCAATCCGGACCTGAAGTCGTTCTATATTAGTATCATTCATCTATATTTATATAGTTCATCTTGAGAGAGTTGTCAAGTATATCCCGGATGTGAACCCTCATGAATCGTCCACGATTACTGTCCTCTTGGATCCGTTTGCTTACACGTTTGATACCATGAGTTACCGATGTTCTTTCCCGGTTAAGTATCCGGCTGATGTTTTCGTGTGAGTATCCGCACTTGTGCATGAGGAACGAACAGATGTCCCGGGCATAGGATGCCTTCTTTGTTCGACGTGAACCTGATATTATTTTTACGGGCACCTCGCATGAAGTGCTTACTGCTTCTAGTATTTTATATTTATTATTCATTAGTAGAATCTTCCTGTTATGTGGTAGAATTTAAAGTATCCGATGGTGCCTCGTTCGCCTTCACGATTCTTAGCTATCTTATACTCAAGGTTAGTGTATGGTCCGTTCGAGTCAGTCATCTTTGAATCCTCGAAGTTACCCTGTTGCGGATACATGAGAAGGACAACGTCCGCATCATTCTCAATATCTCCGGAGTCCTTTAGATCATAGATGTCCAAGCCTCCCTCTCGCTTGGCACCCTCACGATTGACTTGTGCCAACAGCAGGATACCGATGTTTAACTCAAGGGCGAGTTGCTTAATCTTATGAGAGATGTTTGCAATGCCTTCCGCCTTGCCAACCTTCCCGGAATTAAACGGGATGAGTTGAAGGTAATCAATCACGGCTAGCTTTACACCTTGCTTGTCCACTAGCTTACGTAGTTGAGATGCCAGATCCTCTGCTGACTTAACGTTGTGGCTAGTGTATAACGGAACGGAGTGAAGTTGATCGATTGCTTCATCAACCTTCTTCATGTTCTCGTCGGAGATAACACCGTCACTTATCTGCTTGATGTTTACCCCGGCTAGGGTCTGAGCCATTCGTTTAAACAACTGCTTCTGTGGCATCTCCAAGGAGAATACAGCACACGGTGCATTGTTGTGAGTGACTGACTTGAGGGCTATGTTAAGAGCTAAGGCTGACTTACCGCATGATGTCGGTGCCGCTAGGGTGATCACCTCGCCCGGTGCTATGCCCCGGTTGCCTAACTGCTGATCGAGTTTACCGATGTGAGTAGGCAATGCATCCGTGACAAACTCTCCGGCTAGCATCCTTCGGAACTCGTCCTTAATCTCCTCCGCCGTTGAGCTTAAATCATTGGGCTTCTCTTGAGTGAAGTGAATCCGGTTAACCTCTGAGTCAACGGTGTGCTTAATGTTCTCAGCCGAATCCGACTGAGTCATTATGCTTTCGGTTGCGACCCGGTATGCCCGGTTCATCTTACGTAGGTTGGACTTCTCCTTAACTATCTTTGCATAGTGATGCATCTGCATGGAAGTCTCAACCCGATCCATGATACTGTAGATGGAAGTTACCCCACCTACGGCATCAAGGTTATCGTCACGGGTTAGTTGTTCGGACAGATGTATCTCATCCACCGGCAGGCTAGCATCAGCTAGCTTACCTAGGGCACCAAAGATACATTGGTTTCTGTGGATGTAGAAGTCATCGGCACTTACTAATTCTGTTACGGAATTGTAGTTAGCCGGTGAGTCATCAAGAAGACAGCAAGCTATGACAGCTTCCTCTGCTTCTGCATTATGTGGTAGATTTTCTATTTCGTTCATCGCTTAAGATGAAGTCCATAGACCGCAGGCATTGACCCAAATACTTAATGTTCTCTTGTTCTTTTTTAGGTATTTTTTGTGTGTCAATCTCTTTATGTAACTTGTTTCCAAGTTGAACTGCATCGTGTATGGCTTCCAATATTTGCATAGTTGTTTTGTGTCTCATGTTGATAAATAAATGTAGCCCCAACACCTTGTCGAGGCTACATTGTATTTTACCACGAAGTTAATTAGAGTCTCGCTCGACCATCCCTAGACTGATGAGGCTGTAGCCAATCAGGTCCCGGTAGATGTCACGAACTGTATCCCCTTTAGTATCAAGGGATAACTCTCCGTCTTTACAAAAGGCTTTGAGCCTTTGAAATTTATCCTGCATCCGGATAGCAACACCAACCAATGGATCAATGCCGAACTCCTCTGACCCATCGAAGTTAGCAAATGGATTGTCACATCCCTTGCCTCCGGTGTAGTCAGAGTTCTTGGCTCCGGTCAGTGCCAGTATCTCCTCGATCTCTTCACGGCGGAAGTCTTCCCACCATTCCTTATCGAAGTTGATGTCGTCCAGTTCCACTTATTAAAATGGGTCTGAGTTAACGGCTGGACTGTTGTTCGCTACTGCCTCATCCTTTGGATTGACGGCTAGTGACAGGAACTTGACACCGGACTTGGCATCTTTCTTCCATGCCTTGATCCAGTAGTCAACACCACCCACGTTAATTGATCCACGTAGATCAGGGTGAGTGTCTTTTTCCTTGCGGTCATTGGGGAACAGTGCTCCGCCGTTAGTGTTATCGTATTTCTTTTCCATTATATTAGCTCCTCTAAGCTAGGTTTTTTTGTTGTTGGTTTGTTTGATGTGCCATGTGTGTTCAGGGCATCCGGATCCTTCGTATCATCGATAGCGAACAATCCGTTAAGAGCATACTTCCGGGCATAGCTTGATGCTGACCCGGTGATCTGTGCCTCGTCCATTCCTTTCTTGGACTCAGCCTCACGTGCGAATGCATGAGAAGCTATAGCCTGATCGGAATCGTTGTCAGCTAAAGTTGCTGAAGCACGAACGTAGATACGTCCGGCTACTTCTACAATCTCGTCGCTTACTACAAGAGAGCATCCCCACTCGCCAAGCAAAGGCTTGACTGAATTTAAGATGTCCTCTGCTGATCGGTAGTTGTATCCACCGAACTTATTTGTCTGCCCCTTGGGGGCTTTAAGCGATCCTTGAATCGCTGATAGTTTAACCCGAAGGTTAGGTTTAGTTATTTCTTCTGACATGATTTAGTGTATATGGTTTTAACTAAGGTTCGATACAAGACTGATCGATCATTCACATTCTTGCAACATTTTATTTCACTTTTTTTCGCACCC